AAGAAGACTTGATGCAGACAGTGCTTACATCTCTCCAAAGACTCATTTAAAAGATTCTAAAAAAATTGACAGTATTAAAAAAGAAATTAGAGACCTAGATAAAGATGATCCAACGGGAATGAAGAACGGTGGTATCATAGGCGGCGGAAGACAATTCAGACAAGATAGGCAAAAATAATGGCAGACATAGACAAAGCGATTACCTTTGAAGAGCAGGTAGACTTACAAGTCAAAGACCGAAGCAAGGGCATGGAAATTGAAGTTGATGTAACCGAAGAAAATCCAGACTTTGAATCTTTTGAACAGATGGAAGATGGAAGCATATCTTTTGGTGAAGCCACCCCTGAAGAAATAGAAGTAGACTTCTACGAAAACTTAGCAGAGGTTATAGACGATGCTGACTTAAGATCTCTTAAGAACGATCTTATGAGCAACATCGATTCTGATAAAGAGTCTCGAAGCGATTGGGAGAAAACATACAAAGATGGCCTAGAATATCTAGGCATGAAGTACGAAGAAAGATCGCAGCCGTTTGAAGGCGCATCAGGTGTTATGCATCCTTTGCTTGCAGAAAGTGTTACCCAATTCCAAGCGCAAGCTTACAACGAACTCTTACCATCTCAAGGCCCAGTCAAGACTCAAGTGCTTGGCATGACCACACCCGAAACAGAACAACAAGCAGCTCGTGTGCAAGAGTTTATGAATTATCAGCTCATGCAAGTAATGCGAGAGTATGACTCTGAGACAGATCAAATGTTGTTCTATCTACCTTTAAGTGGTTCAGCATTTAGAAAAGTATATTACGATCAAAACTTAGGCAGAGCAGTTTCTAAGTTTATTCCAAGTGAAGATTTAATTGTTCCATACGGAGCAACAGACTTGCACAGCGCAACTCGAATTACGCATGTTCTTAACATGTCCATGAACGAGATACGCAAACTGCAACAAATAGGTTTTTATCGTGATGTAGAATTAAACAACAGTGGCGTAAACGAAGTTGACGATATTCAAGAAGAGATTGATGAACTTCAAGGCGTTAAACCTAACTACGATGATGACGAAACATGTCAAGTGTATGAGTCTCACACTGAGTTAGACATAGAAGGTTTTGAAGACATGAACGCTGAAGGCGAAGAGACTGGCATTAAGTTGCCATACATAGTCACCATAGCCAACGGAAAGATTCTATCTATTCGCAGAAACTACAAAGAAGACGATCAGCTTAAACAGCGCATCAACTACTTTGTGCATTACAAGTTTTTACCAGGTCTAGGCTTTTACGGCTTTGGCTTGACACACATGATTGGTGGCTTATCTAAAGCTGCAACCTCTATTTTGCGTCAGCTTATTGACGCTGGTACTTTATCGAATTTACCAGCTGGATTTAAAGCCCGTGGAATTCGTATTCGTAATGACGATCAGCCTTTACAGCCCGGTGAGTTCAGAGACATGGATGCACCCGGTGGTAGTTTGCGAGACGCTTTTGTACCGTTACCTTTTAAGGAGCCAAGTCAAACCCTTCTCTCTCTCCTAGGGATCTTGGTCGATAGCGGGAGGCGTTTCGCATCTATCGCAGACATGCAAGTCGGTGATTCAAATCAAAATGCACCAGTTGGTACAACAGTGGCTTTGTTAGAAAGAGGCACTCGTGTTATGAGTGCCATTCATAAAAGATTGCATTCAAGTCAAAGAATTGAGTTTGAAATATTGGCAAAAGTTTTTGCTGAGTATTTACCTCCAGCTTATCCATACTCCACAGCCAATGGCAATCAAACCATTAAGGCTTTGGACTTTGATAGCCGTGTAGACGTATTGCCTATTTCAGACCCAAACACTTTCTCTATGAGTCAACGAGTAATGATGGCTCAAGAGATGTTAAGGACTGTACAAAGCAATCCTGAGATTCATGGGCCAACTGGAATATACGAGGCTTACAGAAGAATGTATTCTTCTATGGGCGTGCAAGACATTGAAAAGCTTTTGCCACCTCCGCCTAAACCACAACCAATGGATCCTGCAAATGAAAACGCTATGTTGATTGCAGGTAAACCTGCTCAAGCGTTTGCTGGACAAGATCACGATGCGCACATTAACACGCACGTATCTTTGTATGGAACTGTTACTGCGCAGACAAACCCAATGGTTTTATCTTTAATACAGTCACACATTTATCAGCACGTTTCTTTTAGATCTGCTGAAATTGTGGATGAACAAAATGCTCAGAACCCAGAGTTCCAAAACATGATGCAACAAATACAGCAACTGCCTCCAGAGGTTAGCATGCAGTATCAACAACAATTACAACAGTCGGTGGCAAGAGACGTAGCTGCAGTAGTCTCTCAGTTGATGGAACAAATAAATTCTATCTTCATGCCACCCCCGCCACAACCCGATCCTTTGGTACAACTAAGAGGCAAAGAGCTGGACATTAAATCTGACGATGTACAACGCAAACGCGAAGAGTTTGCTCAACGTCAACAGTTTGATTCTATGAAAGCCATGCAAGGAAACCAATTGGCAGAACAGCGTTTGGCTATTCAACAAGATATTGCTAAGATGAAAGACAACATAGCAAGAGAAAGAATGGATCAATCAGCACAATTTAAAGCAATGGACATTATGAGAGGTAACAAATGAGTTCAATAAGACAAGAACAGGCAGCAATGCACAAGAAACTATTAAAAGAAGAAGAGGAGCGCAGAATCAATGGCAATCAACCGATCATCAATGAGCATGCAAATATCGACATCGAGAAAATCGCCAAAGAGGCTGATAAGCAAGCGGATGAAATCCTTGCGAAAGTTGTCAAAGAAAGCAAGCCAAAAGCAAAAAAAGTTTCCAAGCCTAAAGCTGTCGTTAAGACTAAGGCCAAGGTAGTTAAAAAGAAAAAATAGTATGCCTTTAAAAAAAGGTAGCAGTAGGAAGACAATATCTGCTAATATAAGTGAGTTAACACG